CAATGGAGTTCAGGAACAGGTCAGCCTGGCCCTTGATCGACTGCTGCTGCATCTCACGGATCTGATCGACCAGCTTGCGGCGCAGCTCAAGCACCTTCTCTTCAGGAAGGTTCTTGGGAATGTTGAGGCCCTGGCCTTCGGACCAGAGGTAGGCATGCTCATCGGTGAGGTCAACGGCCTTGAATGTCTTGCCGTCTTCACGGATGGTCTTGCTTTTGCGCAGTGACTTATCCAGCTCAGTCAGTGCGTCTTGCATCTGCTTGAGCGTGTCGCGGAAGAACTTGGTTTCGTTGCGCATTGCCAACAGGTCTTTGACCTTCTTGGCGAACTTCACAGCGACCAGATCAGGCTGGCTTGTTTCAACGTCAAGCTCGAGGTTCTTACCCTTCTGCTTTTCGGCTTCGCGTTTAGCCTGGTTCTCTTCGAACTTGATCAAGTTGGCCTCAGTCTTAGCCAACTCTTCGTCAGTCTTCTCGCCAAGAGCAAGCAAGGCTTCCTTCTGGTTAGCGGCACTCATCTTCGACAAAGTGCGACGAATAGCTGGCGTTACCTTGGCGGCAGGCAGTGGCTTGCGATTTGGCTTCTTTGGTGTACCGGCAACAAAGTAGGTGTCCAACACCTCCTCATCGCTGATCTGATCTGTGTCTTCGCCTTTCTTGGGCTTGGCAAACTTAGCCTCTTGGCGTTGCTCCTCGAGCAGATCCTTCTGTTTGGTCTTGAGATCTTCAAGGCGATCAAACGCTTCAGTAGCTTCTGGCTTCTTGTCGATCTCGGCCAGCACCGCAGGCACATCAGAAGGCGCTACCTGGCGCTTTGACCAGTCCTTGTCGAGGTTCTTCTCAAGGGTCTGGTTCTCCTTCAGGATGGCCAGATCAACTTGCTTGGCTTCGGCGTTGACATCGAGCTGAGTGTCCGCAACTTGCGTAGTCGCCGCAGCAACGGCATCACGCAGTTCCTTGGTCGAGACCGCCGCCACTTGCTCAGCCGTTTGCTTCTCTGCAAAGCTGAGTTGGTTGTATGCATTACGCAACATCGAGGGCGTGACGTTCTTGGCCATGTCGCGCCAGCCTTCGCTAGCACGCATACGCTTCATCACCTCAGCGGACATATCTAAAAAGTTATGGACGCCAGTCTGAGCCAGTGAGCCCATCACCTTGGTAAGCGCCGCTGGTAGATCAGAGACCGTTACTTGTTTTTCTGTGCGGCTGAAACGGATGCCGTCATCCGCAGGCTTGGCAGCTTCAGTCGTGCTGGCCTGCGTTTCGTTAGATGTCTCGGCGGGCTTCTCCATCTGATCGAATTGGGAAGGAGGAGCCTCATTCACCCTGGGCGCCATCTTCACCCTGCCGCCTTGAGGTAGGGTGTTGCCGAAGGTATCTAGCGCATTGCGCAAAGTTTCGACAAACATTGGCTCGTTGGCCAGTTGCGATTCACCAGCACGGATAGCCTCGACGTTGCCCTTGGCGGCATTGAACTCAGCGATCAGATTGGCACGTTGGATAGCCTTCTCGATGCTCTCCTTCTGCGCCTGGTCGCCACTGTCGTAGAGGTACGCCATCGCATCCATGTTCTTCATGGTGCGCAGGAGTTCCTTCTTCTCAATGCCAACAGGCGATTCGATCTGTGGCTGGCTCTTGTCGGCGCCAGTTGTGATCTCGGATGTCTCACCTGGCGCGGGACCGCCCTTCTTCTTCTCGTCGCCGCCGGATGTCATCTTGTTCAGTTGACCCGTCAAGCCGCCGGATACGCCGCCACCCAAGATGCCGACAGCCGCCGAGTCGATGTACTCGCGGAAGGCTTCCTGGCTAGCCAAGTGTTTGTCTGCGCCCCAGCGTTCGATTGCTGTCTGGACGCCTTCTGTCATGCCCTCGCGGAAGCCACCCTTGAGCGCTTCCATGGCCACGCCGCGGATAGCCTTGTCACCGCCAGCCGCACCGACCAGCTTGCCCAAGCCAACGGAGTCAGCCCATGAGTCAACGGCAGTCGCCGCGATACCGGCCAGCCAGACCTTGCCCAGGGAGTATTCCTTGCCTTGCAGGGCAGCTTCTTCAACCGCATCGCCGTAGATGGAGCCTAGCTCCTGCGTGGCGTTGAGGAAAGTGTTGGCAGTAGTGGCGCCGATCTTGCCGTAGACGGACTTGATGGCAGCACTGGCAGCAGCCTCCTGGCTCATGCCACGAGCCACATTGGCGGCGAGCTGCTTGTCGAGCATCTTGCCGACGAACGTCTTAACGCCCGTCTGAACTGCACCCTTCTCCACTGCGCCCGTTACAGCACCGGCCAGCGTACCGCCACCAGGCGCAACGACTGAGCCAGCCACAGCGCCAGCGATCGAGGCCGCGCCAAGCTCAGCAACCTGACCGACCAGGTAGCCAGAGCTGTAAGAAAGCCACTGGCCCAGCTCGCCCTTCTCAAATGCAGCAGTAAATGAGTCGGACTCTTTGCTGATCGACTGGACTTCCTTAGCGGCGTCCTGGTAACCCTTAAGGCCCCAGTCTTTCAGTCCGGTAGCGCCGATCGTGTCACCGACCAGAGCCGCAGTACCGTAGGCAGTCTGCTTGAGCTGCTTGCCAGATACCTCAAAGCCGCGTGAGAAGTTGCCCTTCTCAGCCTTCTTGGCGGCAGGGGCTGGCGTATCAGCGAACGCCGAGTAAGGATCGTCAGAGGAAAAGGTTGACGCGCTGGCTTCACCAGCAAACGCCGAGTAAGGATCGTTAGGATCGGGCTGGGCGTTGGCTTTTGGGACAACATCCTTTTTGTAAGCCTCGTCCGAAGATTTGAAAAGGCGAAGGCCGAAGCCGCCTTGATCGTCAAACATAGCCATGCCCGGCCTTTCTTACTGCTGATTGAGTTTCGATGGGTCTGCGATTCCACCCAAGGGAGTCAGGTTGTAGCGCTCTGCAAGAAGCTGATTGCGCTTAGCCAATAGGTTGTTTGCTTCCGCGGCACGACCAGCCCTGATGGCTTGTTGTTGCTGCGCTTGCAGTGTTTGGATCTCAGTGTCTTGCGCTGCTGCACCCTTAGCCTGAGCCACAAACGCCTGAGCATTGCGGAACTGCGTCTGCGTCTCTTGCATGCTAGGGGGCGTTTGAACACCAGGGCGAGGAGCTGGAGCTGCCGCCGCTGGTTGTGCTGGAGCTCCTGGTGCTGGAGCTGGCGCTGCCGCAGGCTTAGGAGGAGCAGGAACAAAGATCTTTTCTTTGCCGATGTTGACGTAGGTTTCGCCGTCATCATCAGTCAAGATCGAACCTCTGTTGGCAGCCGCAAAGCGAGCGGCCTCAGCAGCTTGTTGCACCGTGACGCCAGGTTTACCGGTCTTGAGGTTGAAGTTCTTTTGGAAGACGGCGTCAATGACGTTCGCTTGCATCAACTTCTTGCTCATGTCTGCGCGTTGCTCAGGCGTAAGCATGTCCATCTTCTCAGGACTGACTTTGACGTAGCCAACCATGTCCATTGCTTGGCTGTATGCCTTGGTCAAGCCAGCCTCGATGCGGTCGAAGCGATACTTGTCTTGCTCCAGGCCAAGACGCTTGAGAGAGATGCGAGTCTGCTCTGCGTGTTGAGCTTCAATTGCTTTGTAGTGAGCGATCTGAGCATCTGCCTGCGTTTGCTGGATGTTGCGCAGCTTCTCGTCAGAGTCTTTCTTCCATGCCAACTCAGCCAGCTTGAAGCCGGTCTCAGTGTCAAGCGACAACGCTTCCTTGGGGCTCAGTGAGCTACGGAGCAAGTCACGATAGTTGACAGAAGCCTTGCCATCTGGAGACACGGCATAGACGTTCTTGACCTTCACGCCAGAACCAGGAATTGCTTCCTCTTCCTTGACCATGAAGCTGGTACCAGGAGGCATCTTCTGCTGACCCGTGGCGTTGATACGTGCGATTGCGCCTTCGGTGTCGCCAGTTTGTTCGAAGTACTTCAGGCCATCCATGATGCCTTCTTGCTGGTACATCCTGAATTTCTTCATGCCCTCCAGTGCTTGCACTGGGTCGATCTTCCCGTACTTCATGTCAAGCTGTTGTTGACGGGTAATTAGCTTCTCCATGCGAGCCAGGTCGGATGTAGGAGGAGCTGCCGTACCAGTTGCAGACATGGCGGATGCAGCCTTGGGTGCGGCGCCAGGAACGGCGATACCGCCAGCCGAGGGAGTTGCTGCATCAGTAGGAGCGGCCTCAACAGGAGCGGCGCCACTAGCGGCTTCTTCGTCAAATATCTTTTGGCGCTCATCCATGTAAGCCTTGTCGCGCTTAGCGGCATCGAGCTTAAGACCAGCTTCTTCCGTCTGGAGCTTGACCAGACCACGGCGGGCCTCTGCATCCTCCATCTCGGAACGGAAGCGGCTACCTTCCATGTAGCCTTTAGTGGCAGCGCCAACGGCATTGCCAAGTGCAGCGATACCAAATCCCATCATGCTCTCCTAATCAAGCCGCGAGACGCCTGGTTTTGCAGGCCGATCTCATTCATCTTGTTCAACTTAGCCAGACCGAAGTGCTTGACGGCACCCTCGTTCAAAACAAACTCATTGTTAGACAGGTTGACGGGCACCAGGTCATCGCGTGGACCACCTGGACCACGGACTACGCCGTTGACTTCGCCGCCGTCAGCAAGGAAACCGCCGATATCCTGATTGCCATACTGGCTACCAGTGCCGAAGCCACCGTTTGCATTCATTGACCAATCATTCCAGGCTGCACCAACACGGTCACCAAATGTACCCAGGGCGTTAGAGCCCATCTTGCTCGAGGCAAAGTTACCGATACCGTTGAACAAGCCAGAGATACCGTTCTGCTGGGCATTGAAGTACGCCATGTTGTTCTGGAAGGCATTGTTGTTGATTGCGCCAGCACTGTTGAATGCGTTGGATGCGATGCCTGCGCCGGTGTTCATTGGTCCAACCGCAGACACCGCGTTATTGACGCCGCCAGTGCTGATGCCCGCAGAAGTGCCAGCCGTCTGATTGCTGTTAGCGTAGAACGCTGCTGCCGTGTTAGGCATGTTGCGACCGAAGTTGGCTGCGCCAGCTCGCAGAGCAATGCCCTTGTCCAGTGTGTCGAAGGCTGCGCCAGTCTGTGCGCCAGAAGATGCCAGCGCCTGAGCGTTGGTCAGCTTGGCGTTCTCACGAGCAAAGGCGGAGCTATTGGGGTTGATGCCGTAGCGAGACAGAGCACGTGCGCTCTGGGCTTGGGCGTTTGAGAACTGTTGATTGACATTCGCAGAGGCAATGCCCATGCGGCGTTCCATGTTCGCGGCAGAGTCGTACTCCGTCGCGTCCTTGACCATCTGTTTTTCGACTGGCTGAAACGTGTCCTTGTAGTACTTGTTCTGCTCAGCGGCAAACTCACGTTGCTGCTTCAGGCTTGGTAGGAGCTCGGCTTGCAAGTCCTGACGGAGCTTGAGATCTGCTTCCTGAATAGGTTTGAGCGTGTCCTTGTAGTACTCCTTCTGGAAGTCCAGAGTTTCCTTACCAAGGTCATACTGAAGTTGAGCAGCGGCTGATGCTGCTTGAGTGGAATTGTTAGCGGCTTCAGATGCTCTGTCGGATGCCTTGCTCGAGGCCGCATATCCAAGAACCGCCGATCCGCCAATAGCTACTGCTACAAAAGACATGTCTTACTCCTTAGCTTCGTAGAACGGCAGTGAATCTTGGTACTGCTCATAGGTTTCTACGACAAGCTCATCGTCGATCTTCTCGACATCGGTCTCATCGGTTGCGTGGATCGTTGTCCACACGGTGTCTTCGTGGGCGTATCCGACACGCTTCGTTCCTGGCTGGGACACGATGGTGCAGGGTGCCTTAATTCGCTGAGGGCCATGCTCGGTCAACACCGAGATCTCCCCCTGCGAAATGATGTTCAGGTGCTCATGCTTGTGGATCTTGCCGGTCAGCAGGGTTCCCTTGGGAATCCTGATCTCGCGGGCATACAGACCCTTAGCGAAGTAGTGAACTGGGCTGAGTTCAATATGGCCCTCAGCCGCCTGCATCATCCCTTCCAGTTTCTCGATCCTGCCGCGCACGGTGGGGTCGTTAAACTGATTGGCAAACGCCATAACGTCGATCTGCTCAGCGGGCAAAGATGGCGACTCTTCGGGGAAGACGATCGTCGTCACCTCCGGAACATCAATCTCTTCTTCAACACGCTGTTGCAACTCGACCATTACAAGCCTCCTATGCTGATTTTATGTGGTGACCCACAGCAATCACGCGCCTTGTGGGGCATATACGATTGGCTTAGGAGCGGTTGTTGTTGAAGCTGGCTTACTTGGCCACACAATCAAAAACGGATTGTTCTGCTTGGTGATGTCTCGCAGTGCCTGACGATAAGCCGCCCACTGCGCCAGCAGCTCGGCGGACAGCCTGGTTTGCGCCGAGGCCGTGTCAGACCAATCAGACTCCAGGAGGAGCTTGTCACGCTCAATCCTGACGGTTGCCCATTGAGCCTCGTTGGCAGCCTGGTGTGGCTCTGGACCCAGAATGTCTACGATGCTAAGTTGACCTTCACCTAGCGGTGTTGCCTCAGCGCCAACAATCTGACCGGTCTCCGAAACAAAGAATGTCGGAACATGGATCAGAGGGTTGAATCCTGGGATTTGACTTGTGTCCATGTCTGCCTCAGAAGTTGATTGCGGTTACGGTGATGGAGCCATAACGAATGTCACGGGCGCCAGAGTTCCAGTAATTCAGCGACGTATCGGTTGCGCTCATACCAAATTCAACATAGGAGCCAGCTACTGCGGTAAACGCGCCAGACCATTGCAGGCCAACCGTTCCGTATCCAGCAGCTTGTTCAATTGCCTGCCCAATGTTTACCCAGCTACCGCCGTTAATGCGATACCAGAGCGAGAAGTAGTGGTCGACAGTGACTGTGGCAGTGACAAAGAACTGAACCACGCCGGTACGAACCCGCCGATCAATACCCCATCCTGAGTCGACGCACTTAAATTTCAGCGTGTCTCCTGTGATGACCGCGGCGCCGTAGGTGTAGTACGAGCAATCGTATGGGTAACCGTCGTAATCAAGACAGGTGGCAGGAACGTAGACAGAAGAGCCGGTGTCGCCGCTGTAGTACAAATAACCTACTGCGTGCGATCGAAGTGCTACTCCGGTATACCCTGGATCAACAAAGTCAACGGCGCTAGTGGCGTTGCCGCAATAGATCTTCTTGGCTGATAAGTCACCTATCCTGGCGTTGGCAATCGTGCCGGACTGGATGACTGCGGCATCAATGTTGGTGACCTTGGCATTGATTACAGATGCGTCAAGGCGGTCTGCGGCGATCAGACCAGCGGTGATCTTCGAGGCGTTCAGGTTGCCAATGTAGGCGTCCGTGATAGCGGACGGACCCATGAAGTTCACGATCGTTGACGATGTGATCTTTGACAGGTAATTGACAAAGTCGCCAGTGTTCAGCGTTACATAGCTCGAGCCGTTCCAGATCTGAACATTGGAACCAATGAATACGCTGTTTGCCGTAGCCAAAGTTCCAAGTCCAGAAACCTGGCCTGCACTCACGCTGTTTTGCGTTGCCAATGTGCCAAGGCCGGTCACGACAGAGGATGGAATACCTGCGGACGATAGAAGAATGTTGCCGCTGTTATCGGTAACGGTGAGGCCGCGGAACGTTGCAGAACTGGCTGAGATGGTTCCGGCAACAGTAAGGTCAGTGCCATCCCAAGTCATGTTCTTGGAATACGAGCCGACACGGAATTTGTATACGCTGCTATCAAGACCTAAGAAGAAACCAGTACCAAAGTTTGAAGAACCAAATGAGTACGCCGTGTTGACGCCGCCCGTAATCTGGCCAGTCGTGATGCCCACCGCAGCCGTCAAGCTACCGGTTGTGATCTTGTCAGCGACCAGGTCTTTGATCTTGGCGCTGTCGATTGTGGCGTTGGCAATGAAGCTGTTCTTGATCCACGTACCGGCTGGATAGGTGATAGAGCCAATCGTCAGCGGCGAGCTCAGGAAGATGAATGGAACCGGAGCGTTGGCGTTTGAGCTCGCTACCGTGTTGGCGTAAATAGCATCGTAAGCAGACGAAACGTCAATCGCTGTTGTTGCTGAGGTTCCGCTTGTGCTGTTGTATGCGCCTGTTACGTTTGCTACTGAAACAAAACGAATCCAATAGTAGTAAGTCGTGTTTCCAGCCGCTGGGTCAGCGTAGACATTGGACGCCGTCGTTCCGATCAGGATGGCAAGGCTCAGGTTGTTGGCAGAGCCACGCCAGATCTCGGCGTAGGAGTGGTTTTTGTACGGAGCTCCGTCCCACTGGAGGTACACATTGGTGAACCCGCCGGTAGCCGTCAGTCCCGTGGGGGCTGGAGGAGTTGTGTAATCGGTGTATGGGTTGTATCCGTCTGCCTTGGCCTGGCTCGGGATAACTGCTACCTGCGCACCGTTGGTAAGCGCAGTTGTTCCGCCAGTCTTTAGAATGTCCAGATCAACCAGGTCGCGCAGGGTTGCGTTCTGATCCAAGGTATCACCGATGTGACCCTCACGCACCTGAAGAACGTTCTTGATGGCGCGTAGCACCTCGATGACATTGTCTTCACGAATGTCAGGGATGGCGGCTACTTTGGTTTCGCGGGTCATGCAGCTTTCATCTCCGTGGTGCTGGACGCGATCACCACTTCAGCAACCTCAGTCGTCCCCTCGAGCTGGAACTCCCAGTCGTAGGCTCTAAATCCAGATGGCAGACGAAACTGGTTGTTGTTGTTGACCGTCTTGGTCAACTTCAGAGCGCCCTCGCAGTACAGCTTGAAGGTGACTGGATAAGACTCAGCCACCACTTGGGCAAACCCTAGGTTCTCTGGCGCTGACAAGCGGAAGACCTTGCTCTTCCAGGTGTACGCCGTAGCAGATCCCTGATCAAAGCGAACGATGTTTGTTCCCTGCGCCAGGTACAGCTTGTCGGTGGATGCGTCATAGAACCCAGCGGTAACCGCCGTGGTTGTATTGACATTGTTGGTCGTCATCACCGCACCCTGACCAGTAAAGTCAAACACCAGCGTGCTACGCACAGATCCGGTGTCATAGAGGCAGTGAACACGACCGTTGTACATATACGACTGGATGGACGACGGAACGTAGGCTTGCCATTGATCCCTGTTCAGCAAGCCTTTGGTGATCACATCGTTGGTGGTACCGATCTCGACCAGTCCATCAGGAGATGCGTAGATGACGCCGCTGCCAGTCTCAACGATCGAGCGCTTGGATACGCAAGCCTGGGCCAGCGGTAACTTGCTGGAGGTCATCGCCGCAGGGTCAACGCCCTGGAATAGATATGGGTACGAGGTGGTCAAGACCGCTACGGACTGACCAAAGGTGGCGATGCCAACGATGTCAAAGTCGATGGGATATTCGTGAGGCCAAGCGTGAGGTAGGTTTGGCTCAGAGAAATATAGGGTTTTCCCTAAGAAGCCTACGGCTGAACCGTTGGCCATAAGGCGCATGCCCTTCAACCCTGCTGGTGGAGCTGCCCAATCCTCAGATGGCAGAACTTCGCCCAATGCCGTCTGCGCCAGCGAATCTGTGTATGAACCCTGAGCCACAGGGAGCGTGGCCACGAACTGGAACTGCGCCTGGTTGCCAACCGTAGAGGAACGGTAGAGACGCTTATGGGTGATGTTGTAGCTTCCTGCTGGCGCCCCTGCCAGCGTGACTGTGGCAGTGCCTGTCGCACTCATGGACACCGAGCTCGAGGCCGTTGAGGGTGGGCCTTCTTCGTCGTACGCTGACACATAGGTCATGCAGTACACGCGAGTCTCAGGGGCCGCACCCGTTGCGGGCGCCGTGTAAGACGAGATCACCGGAGCTGTGGATGGCGCTGGGATGCCAAGCTGGTACGAAGCCCTTGGGTAAGCGCCAGAGCCAGCCTTAAGAATGGATGCGTTAGCGCCGTAGCGAGGTACTCCACCGCCATTGGTCCAATACAAACGATCGTGTGCGTCGTTGGCAATGGGCGATCGCATGACATCCGTGTCAGCCGCAAACTCCAGCCAGTAGTTCGTTTCCGTGGCGCTGGTTCCATAGCGATAGATCGTCGCAGGAGCTGAGATATTCAGAGCCTGAAGCGTGGTCGTCGCCTTCATGGGCAGCAAAGCGCCAGAGACCAGGCGTGCGTTCTGCGCTGTCTGGGCTTCGGTGCCATTCAGCAACTTGCTGCTGGCAATAGGGCGTAAACCGCCAAATGATTTGACGACGATTGCTGTCATGTGCTCACCACAAGTCTTTTCTCGCCCAGTAGTTGGCGCTGAACGGATCGTCCTTGGTGGGCTTTCCGTTCTTGTCTTTGATACCCGCTGAACGGGCTAAGTAATTCTTACGACGCTCGGCATCATGGTGCTGGGTAAAGTCTTCCATGCCACGCAAGCCATACTTGACCAGCTTGACTTCGTCACCCTTCTTGGCGAGAACCATCTTCTTGTGGCTGTCACCCGCAGGGGCTTTCACTGGCTTGTTAAAACCCGCAAATTCATGGCCGCGGTACTGGAGTTTCCCGCCTTCGCGCTTGATGTCAGATGCTTTCATATGTACCTCTAAGGATAGTTGGGAGTCCCTATACGAGAACCGCCATTGCGTGTGTGATGTGCTTGACTCGGTCTTCCAAGCCAATGGTTCCGCCGTTGATCTTCTTGGTCAGTCCCGTCCAGTCGCCAGCTTCAGCCAGGCGGTTGCAGTCATGTGTTGACCAGAACCATCCAGCGCTGTGAGCGGCGTACTGAGGTGTGCGAACCAGGTCTGGCTGCATGACGAAGTCTTCTCCCATCGCCTTGCTGAAATGGAAGAAGTTGTCATGACCGGTTAGCTGAACCCAACCCGATCCGCGGAAACGCCAGCCATCGTCACTGGCCTCATCGCGGTTACCCATGCGATTCGCGTACACCTTGTTGGCGATCTTGCGCGGATTTCGGTGGTAAGGCTGTGCGTCAGCTAGTGTTGGAAAACGCTTTGGCCAGATCTTGCATAGGCGATCGGCTGCGTAGTTGAGGTTCTCTTCGAGTACTTTGAAGTTGCCAGACTCGTGACCGCACTGCCCAATGAACCCCGCCTGCTGGCGAATCGTGTTGATCCCCCAGCGCTGGAAGGTGTCATTGAAGATGGGAGCCAACTCCGGATTGATCTTCAACTGTTGGAGTTGTTCAGCGGTCACCATGTAGTAAGTCCCTCACTTTGTTGTAGGCGTCGATGCAGGCGTTGGCTTGGGCTGCTGCTCGGTCGCCGTCGGCTGCGATGGCGATAAGAGCTTCAATAGTCTGTCGCTCAAGTTCACTGGGACCTTGGTCCCGATCTCCGGCGGGAGCGGAGGGACTTGCGGGGGCTTGTACACAACTGGCGGCGGGGAGGCGCAACCGACCAGCAGCATTGAGGCGAGAAATGCTAGTTTGCTTCTCAGTGATTTCATCTTTAGCCTTTCGGAGTTGGGTGGCTTGATCGTTGATGGTCTGCGTTAGTACCTGCTCTTGAGCTCGAGCCTTCTCGTTTGCGTTGGCTACCTCGATCTGGGCGTCACGGTCTCGGCTATTCCAACCAACGTGATGACCCCATCCGAAGGTTCCGGAGAGCGCCACGACTACGGCCAGAATGAGCCAGGGGTTCATCAGCATCGGTAGGAACATCATGTTTCACTCCTTGCGGCGGCGCGTTCGTTGGCGATCTCTTCGACTTCAGGATGAATGTGATTCGCGGGCGTAGTGGGTGGAGGCGGAGGAGTCCATGACTCATCGAGCTCCGGATTCTGGTAACCCATCCAGTTGAAGTTGGGCATTGCGGTAGATGCCTGGGCGATACCACCGGACTGCATATATGGCTGGTTGTAACTATGAGGCTGCCCATAGCATCCGTTTGACATCGCTGGAGGGGTAGGTGCCAGCGCCTTGGAAATCGCGCCTGTGGCTCGTTTTGACATGACGCCGCCGATACCGCCGACGATCAGCAGCACGATGTCGTTGAGCATCTTGGTGTACGCCTGGTCGATGGGCGCCATCGACTTGATGGGCTGAGTCACGAACGTGACCGAGTACAGCAGAGACACGACGATGAAGCAGAGGATCAACGTGACCGCAACGACCACGAATCCCCAGATGCGGACTTCGATATCGTCAGCGGTTAGAGGGTGTCTCTGGTTGTGGCTGTTGTTGGGCATTGACTTGCTTCTCCAAAATCGGCGCTACTAGGTACTCTGGGCACTGCTGAGTGAACAGGCATTTGGGCTTCTGACAATCGGGATGAGCGAAGTTGTCTGGGTTCTGGCATGGGTAGCGATAAACGTCTTTGCACCCAGCCAAGAGTAGAAGTAGTACTAAAGCTCTCATACGTAGACATCCACTCGATGCGTTTTAAGAGGATCAACGGGCTGTTTGAGCTTGAGCTCCGCTTGACGGTTTAGCCGCTCAAATTCTTTGAGATGTATTTGATGAATAACCCGTTGGTACTCACGCAACATGTTTGCGTTCTGTTGATATGGCGTGATTCTCATTTGCCCAACCCAACCTTTCCCAGCAACAGATTAACGATCTTGTCCGATAGGTCGTTTGGCAGGTACTGAAGAAATCCTAAGATGTACAAGGCGACCAGACCGTAGACGACAATCTTCAGCGCCAGGTCAAAGGTCTTCTGGTACTCGTTCATCTGCCGCCACCACAACGGTGAGTTGCTTGGCAAAAGTCAATCAATTCATTGATGCCGACGAACATTAAGAACAAGACAAAGAACACGCCGCCAATGATCATGGCCCATTGTTGAATTTCTTCTTCTTTGGCTCTGGCTTCTTTCTCAGCCTTCTTCAGAGCACTCAGCTCCTTGGCATCTGCCAAGTCCATCTCTGCCTGACGCGCTTTGATCTTGTTCCAGACGTCGATCTTTCCCGTCTGCATGAACAGCATCTTCAGCTCTTCCTCGAAAGCCCTAGCCTGCTCAAGGGCCATCTCAATCTGAAGAGCGGTTCCCATGTTGGAACCCTTCTTGTCTCTCTTGGCTTGCAGCATCGCCTTGGTGGCAACGCTCTTGGCGTCGAACATCTTGCCGATCATTGGCGCAAGCGAGCCCAGGTCATTGGCGACCTTGGACGCCTTCTTAACCATGCTAATTGCTGACTGGATGCCAGCTAGGGCTGTGACTGGATCAATCATGGATGCGCCTGCCGACTGAGTTACTTCTCTGGGGGCCGAGAGGCTCGCTCCCGCTCCAGTTTTAGGTGCTGATGCTTGAACCAAATGTTGGCAATCAGACCGATTACACCGATGACCACACCAGCAAGAGCGCCAAATTCGTTTGCGGTTAGTCCGAAGAAGATTGCGCTTCCGGCCCCGCCGTAAGTCGCAACTGCGGATGCTTTAGCCGCTACCGCTGAGGCTGCTTCTGCTGTGTGTTCCATGTTCTAAGTCCAGGCCATAACTGAGGCTATTTTCGTTGGGGATTACAAAAACAAAACCCCGCCGAAGCGGGGTCTGTTACGCCGTTCTATGGCACTTAGCTATTGCACAGCCTCAATCCATGAGACTGTCGACTCGTCCCAGTAATAGCTCTTGCCATCATTGGGTGCAGCTGATGGAGCAAACCATTCGCCGTAGCCGCTGAGTACCCAGCTCGGGAACGGCTGAGGAGCCACAAAAGCGTCGATGTCTTCATGGTAGGCATAGCCGATACCAGCGAATCGACCACGGATCTTTCCGTTGTAGCTGGTCTTGACCCACCGTGTATCAAAGCCGAACAGCGTGCGACAGAACAGAACGCCGATCGCCTCGACTTCGTTTCCATCAAGGTCTTGCGTGTCCTTATCCCCGATCACAACGACCTGGACGACAACATTGTTTTCATCGAGCTGTGCAAAATGAGCCACTTGCTACCTCAGTAAATGTAGACCTTGCCAGGCTGACCGTTGCTGCCTGCGGTGCCTCTATTGGCATCGCCGCTATTGCCTGGAGTGGTGTAGTTTCCTTGGTAGTTTGTGCCACTGGTGACGCCACCAATGTAGCCAGAGCCACCGCCACCACCGCCGCCTGCCCAAGCGTATTGCATACCGCCACCACCGCCGCCATAATAACCAGAACCACCACCGCCACCGTAATACCCCGAACCAGTGCTGGTGTCCCCCGCACCACCAGTTAATTGCCCGCCAGCAGAGCCGTTGCCCGTGGCTGTACCTCCAACGCCCCCAGCAGATTGTGTGCCGCCTTTGCCATATGAATTTGAATAGCCTTGACCATTTTGACCCGTGTCACCGCCACCGGCACCGCCATTTGCATTTCTGCCGCCATCGTCAGAGTCTGAGCCACCACCGCCGCCCGCAATAATTTTTGCGTTAGCAAATGTCTCTGAGGTAACAAAAACACCAGAATACCCAGCCCCTCTTACAGCACTGCCCGTCGTAGAGCCGCCACCAGTGGGTGAACCGACTCTAGCAACATACGCAGTACTGCCCGCCATAGCCAATACACCAACAGCCGCACCGCCAGCGCCAGAGTTATATTGCGAATTACTTGCACCAGCACCCCATACCTTGATAGACGCATTAAAAGACGATGCAGGCGTCAGAGTCCATGTACCCGCCGTTGATAAAGAAAGCGGACCATTAACATCAAGATTCCAATTTGTTACGCCTCCCACAGCGGGTGAAACTGCAATAACACGCCCTGCGGAGGGGGTTACGCTATTTGATGCCGAGCTTTCTAAGCCGTACCCCGCTTCATTTTGAGCAGCGACAGTAAACGTGTACGCGGTTCCGTTTGTTAGCCCAGTGATGGTGATCGGAGAGGATGAACCGGTCGCAGTTAGACCGCCAGGAGACGCGGTTACGCGGTATCCAGAAATCGTGCCGCCACCATTGTCTGCGGGAGCTGTAAATGAAACGGCAGCCTGAGCATTGCCGCCTGTTGCGGAAGCACTCGTCGGCGCTCCAGGGACAAGAATCAGCGAAGGCCAATTGCTACCTTGTTTGGCTCGCTTCTGTTTCTTAACTGGCCAGATGCCAGAAGCAGATGATGTTGATGGGAATTGCGCCATATCAGATCAAGACAACCTTGCCGTTAGTGCCAGCGCTACCCGCTGTCGTGCCAGCGTTTCCAGCCGTTCCTCTGTTTGAATCCGCGTCATTACCGGGGGTCGAACCAGAGCCAGCAGTCAGAGTTCCGCTTGTCACATACGTGGTATTGATGTACCCCGAACCTCCACCGCCACCGGTGCCGCAATCTCCACCACCATAAATGCCAGAGCCGCCACCAAAGTAGCCGCCTCCGCCTCCGCCACCCATAGTGTTTGAGCTAGTCTGTGATCCGCCTTGCAATGCACTACCAGCTACGGCAGTACCAATACTTGCTGGCGTACTTCCAGCACCTCCGGCGGACTGCGTGCCACCCATGCCGCCGGTTCCATCAGAACCACCTTTGCCGTTCTCGCCTGTCGTTCCGCCACCAGCGCCACCGGTTACAGGAGCTCCAGAATTGCTTTGAGCAGAGCCGCCGCCGCCACCACCGCCAGCAATCAAAACTGAATTTGCTTGTGTGGCCGACGTAATAAAAATGCCCGATAGGCCACCACCCGCACCACTATTCCAGTTTCCGTCCGCGTAGTTGTACGCGGCACCACCTCCACCAAAAGCTGTGCCAGATCCACCAGGATTTCCATTAGGAGTTACTGGACCACCTTGACCTACCCACAGCTTGAAGCTGTTGCCGTTTGTGAACTGAACGGTTCCGCCTGCGTATCCGCCAGCGCCGCCAGCAGCCACGTTGAAATTGCTAACTTGCGGACCCATTCCGCCGCCAGCACCCCATAGTTTTGCTGAAGCCGTAAATGTGTTAGTTGGTGTCAGTGTGTATTCACCGTATGTCGTAATTGCAAACGGTCCATCAAGATCTAAGTCCCAGGTTGTTTTTCCGGATACCGCAGGCGAAATTGTAAATATGCGGCCACCACTTTGCCCCGGCCAATTGCCGCCAGCTTTTGCGCGAAACAAATCCTGTGACGACCAGATGTCGGAGCCAGAGTTGATTGATGGAAATTGAGCCATGCTTAGAAGGTGATCGAGCCGCTGCTCGTCCACTTGTAGATCTTATAGCCGCCAGTATTGGTAACCGTTGGTGAACCAGTTGTGGCAACGGCATCATCATAAGTATTTGGATAACGAATAATTACAATTCCAGATCCGCCATTGGCTCCACTTTGATCATCTGCGCCGCCGCCCCCACCGCCACCAGTATTGGCAGTGGCGGAAGAGCCGGGACTTCCATCATTACCGCCAGCACCTCCACCTCCAGAGCCTCCAGAGCCTCCAGAGCCTCCGCTAAGGCCAGCACCGCCACCACCGCCGCCAGCATAAGTTACAGATGCGCCAGAAATTGAAGATGATGATCCTGCGCCACCACCTTTTCCCGAACTAGAATTTGAGCCAGCACTTGATGCGCCACCACCCCCTGCGCCCGCTGAATCAGAATTACTACTACCGCCTGCATTACCTTGACCAGCAGTGCCAGCCGCACCGGATGGGCTATCGCACCCACCGCCACCACCAGAGCCGCCTGTTGCCGCATTAACAGAGCCTTGCCTTGAAGCACCGTAACCACCGCCCGTTGATGTAATGCTGCTAAAAACAGAATTTGAACCGCTAGTAGGTGCGGCAGATGGGCTAAAAGATCCACCAACACCTCCAGCTCCAACTGTTACAGTAATGGCGGAGCCTGGACTGACGGCAAATCCGCTTGCAGTTCTATAGCCGCCTGCACCACCACCACCAGCACGAGTTGCGCCACCGCCACCGCCGCCCGCAACTACCAAGTATTCAACGGTAGAGGTTTTATTAGATGCTGCTGGCGTAACACTGCTACTGGCTGAGCTCTCTACTCCATACCCTGCGGCGTTCTGGGCAGCTACCGTAAACGTGTAAGCCGTGCCGTTTGTCAAACCAGTGATGGTGATGGGCGAAGACGATCCGGTTGCAGTTGCCCCACCTGGGCTAGCGGTTACGCGATAGCCAGTGATTGCGCCGCCCGTTCCAGTACTACCTGGAGCAGTGAACGAGACTGTTGCTTGCGCGTTTCCACTAGTCGCACTGACGCTCGTCGGCGCACCTGGAGGTGTCGCAAGAGCAGGCCAGTTACCACCGAGCTTGGCCTCACGCTGATCGCGCAGAGTCCATACGCCGTAGGCGGAGCTGGTGGATGGGAAATCCGCCATCAGCTGATTTCCTCATACGAGCAGATGGCCTCCAGCTTGTTGGCTGTAGATCCGGTCAAGCGAAGCGTGTCACCCTCCTCGAGGTAGATCGGCTTGCTGATGACGTCGAGTGTCGCCTTGGCCGGAACCGTGATCGTCGGGCCGAACCGATACGCTGTTGTGCTTCGATACAGATCGACTGTCAGGTCGTAGTTGGTTGAGGCATCTACGTTACCTGCGTACAGTGCATTGATCTTCAGAACCTTGCCGCTACCAGCAGAGTTCGTAACGATTGCTGTAGCACTGGACCCAACCACCTGTACAGCTGTCTTGCCGGTGATGGTTGCTACGTTGACGATGTTTGGCGCTGCCATGATTAACCTCCGAACACAATCGACATAGCGATTGCTTTACCTGTTGATGCCCCTGCGGATGTCTGTGTAGATCCGTCAGGGAAAGTGAATCCGCCACTTAGTGATTTGATTGTACCGTTGACCTGGAGTTTGTCTGTGCTGTTATCAGTTGATGTGCCGATAAGCCAGTTGCCGGTCGTACCAATGCGTGCAGACTCAGTGACGCCCATATAGAACGTCAAAGGCAGCGCAGAAGCCGATCCGTTGTTCAATGCCTGAATGCGCATGTCAGTGGACAAGGCAGACAAGTTCAGCTGCACTGCGTTTGCAGGATCGGAATTGTTAAACGCGATCCAGCGAGATGTTGTTGCCGTTCCGTTAGGAATTGCGCTCACCAACGTGTTGCCGTTGGTGGTGCTCGACTGGAACATCACACGGTTTGCGACCGTCGTGTTGCTGGTGAAGTCGCCAGTGATGCGCAGTCCTGTGCCGCTGAAACCAAGGTTGCCTGTAAGCGTTCCGCCAGCCTTTGCAAGGTAAGTCGAGGAGGCGCTCGAGCTCGTCAGGTACGGCGCCAGGTCTGTGCTCAGGCTAGCAGCGTTGTACGGCGTGTAGCCCAAGGCGGTCGTCACCATGGACGACGTCAGGCCGACAGACTGAAGATCCCAAGCAACCCCGTTCCACTTCCAGGTCTTGCTGCCGAGGGAGTAGGTCTGGTTAAGCGTAGGGCTGGTTGGGAAGTTCATTGTTTGCTACCTATCAGTTACTCAGGCGGTCCAGTTTTGTGCGCTCACAACAGCAATGAGCTCTTCCACGCTCGAGGACGCCGCGATCGCAGCCTCCAGGCGTGAGCACTCAGCAAAGATGGCGGCACGAGCTGCGGCAATGTCCAATGGAATGTCGATGCCACGCTCAAACTTACGGGTCACGGTCCAGTCTGTCGGCTGGAGCATGCTATTGGCGGTCTGCTTGACCTGGCTGATGTACTGGGACTTCAGACCCTTGGTGATGCTGCCGTCCTCGTTGGTCACGTCCTCGAGAGCCTTGGGCGTGTTGACATAAGTGCGAGTAACGACATTGCCAGTTACTTCATACTTGTCAAAAGTCACCCAATAGAAGCGTTGGTCTTTTTGTTCACCTTCAACTACTTCTAATGCACCTTGCTCAATAGCAAATGCGTGAGTAGGGTTAGATGTGTTTGGAAAGAGAATTGATAGTTCACCAACTTGGGTGACTGCGTTGTTTTCAATGAGTGCGTACATATTGAGTCCTATCGTGCAAGAGCGTATTTAAAGGGCGTAGAAGCAAATGCGGCAAAAATGTAAGTCTTTCCGCTTTGGTTAATGTTAGACCCTGCGGGCGAATCGTCTGTTCTAATTTTTACGCCATTAGATACCAAATCAATACCGCCTGTGTATTCTGCGGCACTTGAATTAGGTATTAAAAATGGTGTGTCTAAGTTGTATGGCCCACGAGTGTTGTCGTAAAGATTCCAGTTTCCACCATCTGTAATATTTTTTGCCAAGAAAAATGCAGGTCTAAATCCGCAGTAGACAAACACACCATCAGAAGAACCATTGCCTGTGTAAGAGCCAAACTTGCTATACCCTGCTACTTCAGCAAAGTTATACCAAATCCAAGTTGCGTTTCCACCCCAATATGCGGCAACACTTGAACCGCCAATTGTTACAGTGGA